TCTAGTAGGATCCATCTCTGATAAGGCTAAAACTACAGTGATGAACGAAGAGGCTCTGGTACTAATGAAGGAGGACTTCGACGCCAACTTCCTTAAGAAATCGGATGAGTTTATTAAGATTGGTCTAAACTCCGGTAAGGCTAAGCATCGTGAGCTGTATAACATGCTCCCTGAGGAGACCAAGATGCTTATTAAGAAAGTGTTTGGTGCCAATGAACTCCATATTGATGAGAAGTACATTGATATATTATTTGGTCAACGATCCCTGTCAATAGCAGACCTGCCCTTCATGAACCATAGAATCGTTAAGATCGCTGAGGTAATCTGGAAGGAAATGGTGTCTATGGCTAAGAAGAATATCGTTATAAAGACGGGCTCTGTGTTGTACCACAACATCTTATCTAACACTGTTGTTGGTATTTTGAATGGTGTACCCATTGAGTTCATGATAAAGGAACAATTACGTACAGCAAGGGATCTAAACGCCTATATGAGCGTAAAGCGTGATCTATATGCAACCAAGGCAGAGCTTAAGGCTGCAATCAGTCTGAACGACACTAAGGGCATCTCAGAGGCACAGGATACGATCAAGTCGTTCGAGTCTGTTCTGCACAATAGTCCGGTACGTGAGTTAATACGTAGAGGTATGTTCCAAAGTATTACTGAGGAGATTGACACTGAGTCTGATCCATACTCATATGCAAGTGCATTGTCTGAGAAAATAAATAAGTTTGCTGGCAAGAACAAGACCTTAAGTAAGGTTAATGCTGGTGCTCAGGCTGTTGGTAGGTATACGTACATGACTGATGATACATCTATGTACAAACTGCTGTTAAAAACTACTCAATATAGTGATTTTGTTGCTAGGCAGGCAGTCTTCAAGTACAAGACTGAGGTGGTAGGAATGACTAAAGACGAGACGGAGAACCTTGTAAGGGATCTGTTCGTTAACTACGATTTGCCTGACCATCAGATCATTCAATACATGAACGATACTGGCATCTCTATGTTTACTAAATATCCTATGAGGATGTTACGAGTAATATTTAAGATGATGAAAGGTAGGCCGGTTGAGGGAATAATGCTAATACTACTTGAGGACTTCATGGGATTCAATATAGATGATCCCACTGATATGGGTCTCAATATATTAAACAGTCCGTTTGGTATTGTAGAAGACGCCTTTACCCAAAGCGGTGTTGAAATGGCTAGAAACGTCTTCTAATCTTTGGTGTCGTCCATAAATAGTAGCTTGGCTATAAACCAGGCTGCTGCTAAGGACACAAAAATACCTGCCAAAGCGGCCAGGAAAGGTGCAGCAACGAGCAATCCGAAGATTGCCCCTGCTGATAACACCACCTTAATGTGTTTTAAAAAACCTCTCAAGAGAAAAGGCTCTTAAACTTACTACCAGCTGTAACCTTTGGGGCTACATTCATAGGCAGATCATCAGCGATGTCTAATAACATCTCCAACTGCTTATCTTCTGATAGTGCGACAGGCTCGTTAGACATAATACCCTCTAACTCCCCTACCAGTGTGCTCACATCTTCCGACGCAGCATTGAATGTAGGAGGTGGTATAATATCGTCCTCAATTGGACGTATATACATATCCATAACAGTAAGCTCAACTGTACCGTTATTCGGTACATCATTGCCCTTAACCTTACGGCCCCCTTTGACATGGATATCGACCAGACGATCTCTGGTATACCCCCGCCTAATGTAGTACTCCCGAATAGCCTCTTGGACGTCTTCGGTCTTCATCTTGATGTCCATTACAACTCCTTTACTGTGATGATAACTCGTGGATCATCCTTGTCTTTCTCACCAAAAACAAATGTAGTACGGACTATGTGCTTGTAGTCGTCATCAGGGATGCACCCTAGCTCTACTAGGGCATCTTCAAAATACTTCTGATGAACTGACAGTACATTACCCAAGTCCGTCCTACGGGCTGTTTTAGGCATAAGACAATACTCGACCTCTATCGGACACTGGAAGGTTACCCCAACAAGTTGAGGTGTCATGTCGCCTTTATAGACGATCTTAGCCTTATTCAGTGTCTGATAGTGAGTGTTCCTATAGTTATTTAGATTCAGGATAAACTTCCTTCCTCGTCGATTAACCAGAACACTCAGCGGAGAAGAGAATGTCTGTTGCACGGTTATGAACCGAACAAGCTCTTCTTAGGCTCAGTGGTGGTTGTACCCATTGATGGAGCAGCAGCACCACCGGCCTTAGCAACTTCACCAGCCTTAGCAATGGTCTTGTCACGGCTAACACCAGTGTTCTTGGCTACCCAACCTTCGTAGAAGGAAGCTTCAGTAGCACCATCACGAATCTCAGGAGTAGTCATCAGGTCAGTAGTACGGAACACCTTATCAATCTCGTTGATAGTACGAGTTTCACCGCTAGTAGCAGCATTCCAAGCACCAGACGAGTCTTGCTCACGCTTGTTCTCGATGACCTTCTTAACACCTAGAGTGACATCCTTACCTAGAAGCGTCATAACGACAGACTTCTGCTGAGGCATATCCTTCTTAGCATCGTAATCATAGATCTTAAGAGTCTTAGTCTCAATCTCCTGATCAGCGATCTCTTCACCAGTAGCCAACAAGCAAATAGAGTTTGCTGTGTTGAAGCCCGGAAGATACTTTTTCTCACCTGTACGCTTATCAACGTAGGTGTTCAGGCCGCCTTTAGCAGTACCTGAGGTTACGTAGATGGTTTGACGTAATGTCTGACCATTGTTGCTCTTGAACACAAGGTTCAAGCTCGTTGCACCACCAGATGACGTATCAAAGTAAGCAGTTTCCACTACCATGTTGTACGCACCTGATTCTAAGACACCGCCGCCTCCAAGAGAGTTGGTTTCGTTGCCTACTGCTGCAGATGTTTTTAAATTATCTAAAAAACTCATAGTTTTAATACCTTTATTAAACGTAATATTCGTGAAGTCGGTCAATAACCAACTGAATGTTGTTATCAGTAAATGTTTCTTGTGTAGTCCACATACTGAGGGGAGCTCGCATACGCTCATTAACTGTATCTTTAGTGATACGAGTCTGGAAGACGTACTTAAAGCCTAGTTCTTCTTCATCTGGAGTGATATCCAGTAAGTCGCTCTCATACTTTTTCAAGTGCTTGAGATTTACCTTCTTCGTACTTACTACAGTAGAGAAATAGGACTCAATGCCTTGGTTCATGAGGGAACCTTTTACCTTAACAAGTGTTTCCATTGCCATCTCGGCATCATTCATGATGTCAGAGGTGTGAGCAATAAAGATCACATTCTTAGTAGATTCAGCAACATATTTACTCATTAGCTTCTTGAAGAATTGGGCATATTCGCCCCATGCCTTCATCGTATTAGACGATGTAAGCACGTAATAGGACTCGAACATATCCATCATGTAGGTCAAACTGTCTACAACGATAGTATGAACGTCGTCCATCTTCTCGGCTTCTTCAAATGCCTGATACACCTGTACTGGGTCGGTGATACCAAACTCTTTGAACTTACCTCGAAATGGTAATTTCTTATTATTCTCGCAATTTAAGTAAATAACACCTTCAGGGTTTGCAATGTTCATCAGACTAGCTGATTTACCTGTGGCACTCTTGCCTGATATGAGTACCAGGTTATCGTTCATCATCATAGGGTTCCCCTGTTAGTGAATGGATTGCTTCTGTGGCTCGCCGTAAGTCAGTAGAGCTTTAACTCCAAACTTCATAGGATTACCAGTGATACGCATGGTCTTAGATAGAAGGTCTGCACGAACGAATGAATAGTTCTGCTCACCTAATTCCTCTAGGGCACCGTTGATGCTTACTAGAGATAAGTCCTTCTTAAGATCCATCTCGATGTCCTTAAGGATAAAGAACGTATGGCCTTCGCAGACTTCCACTGTGTGATCTACTGCTACAATTGCTTCAGCGATAACGTCCTTATTGACGCTATCTACTGCAATTAATACATCGCATATTGCCATAGTTACTCCGAGTCTCGTTTAGTTACAGCTGACATAGCTGTGGTTAGTACAGTCTTCTCAAGTTCTTCCTGAGGTAATGGGTTCTTCATCTTCTGGTTAAAGGAGATTACAGAATTACGGATAGCTTCAACTGTGTAGCCACCGTCCACTAAGACGTACGTGTATTTAATTAATGTATTAGACCTGCTACCCACACCAGCGTTAAGTAGTAGCCAACGCTCTAGGTTAGATAGCGAAGCATGATCCATGATCTTCTGATGCTGTTCTGCCTGCTTATTTGTATCAGGGATAAACATTAAAGCATCCAGCATCTTACCTTCTTGGTAAGAGTACTCACCTGGGAACGATTCCCACTTACGTGCGATGTCCTTGGTGGATCTATCAGTTTCAAATGGAAGCCATTCAAACAGGTTAGTCATGAACTTAGAGTACAATGCCGTATTCAACTTCACATTGTGAGTTAAAGGCATAATAATTCTAAAGCGATTATGTTCTGCAGTATGACGCTTAGTCGTAGCAAAGAATGCCTTATAGTCCTTAAGCAACATCTTAGCCTGCTTCAACGAGGTACCTTCATCTACATCAAGAATAACTAGGTTAAACCCAGGTATTGCCTTGTCAGATGTCCGGTACTTGTCCTCAAAGTGATGAGCTGCATAATGGAAGTCAGGAGCACTAACCAAATTATGTAACTGATCCCATGGAGCGTATTCAGGCTCAAAGTTATTAACTATGTCTGTAGAGTACGAGATACGCAGATTCTGCATGTCTGACTCGTCCATAGTCTCACCCTTAAAGAACTCAATGCTGTCTGAATAGGAAGTACGTATAACAATGTTATTACGGTATCCCCATGCAATAGCTTGGGTCATGATGTCCTTACGATGGGCTGCACCTCCTCTAAAGAAAGGTAAGTCCTCCATAAGATCCACATGGGTCACTTCTTTACGAACATCAGCTAAGTAGATAGCCACACGCTCATGCGTACGAGGTCTGTTCAACATTCTACCGAATGCCTCACCAGAGTCCTCAACAAGCTTAAACGCACTGTATAAGTGAGCGGAGGTCACAATGGCGCTACTATCTATAAATGCATAAGCACCTGCTAGTTTTAACGCCTTGAAGTACCTATGGCTCATCTCTGCTTTTTGGATCTCCTCAAACTCACGCATATTACGAGCACGTGTCTCGCACATCTGCTTATACTCTAGAAGAATTAGAGATTCTGGTTTAAGAAGAGCTAACTCACTATTAAAATTAATAGGATCAGCCAACTTATGCATACTGATAGCTAGATCATCTAGTACCGTGTCTGCAGAAGTGTCCGTTAGCATGTCAAACAGGTCTTCTGGAGAGACATTGATGTCAGTATGAACCTTGGTAGAGTAACCAAACAAACAACGTCTAGCGTAGCCTGTGTCGAGCATAGACATATACTCTTCTTCAGTCTTACCACCGTTCATGAGCTTACTGGGAGTACCGTAGAGCATCATGTTAGTAGGGGTCTTACCATCAATCTCCTCACTACGTAGATTCTCAGCAGTGTTCTTGATTAGCTTTGGCTTAATCTTACCTACGTCGTACAATTCCAAGAATGTATTCAATACATCTGTGTTGTGCACTAGGTTAGAGCCAATCTCATCAATCTCTAGGTTAATACTGCCAGCACCCGACATAAGAAGCTTGTGGCGCATCTGCTTAATAGCAGGAGATGTACCTGAGTCGAAACTAAAGAGTAGGGGCCCTAGTAGTTCAAACTCCTTAGTAAGCTTCTCTTCCATCTCATCAACTGGGATGTTATGCCGAGGTG